GAGCGAGAGTTTCTACTTTGGTTCCATCTACTTTAACTAAAGGAAACGGATCAAATCTTCATGCGGTTATCTTTGGGAATTTCAGTGAACTCATTGTGGCTCAGTGGGCAGGCATAGACCTCGTTATAGACCCATACACAAGCGCAAAAAATGCACTTGTTACTTTAGTAGTAAACAGCTGGTGGGACATCGCAGTAAAACACGCTGCTTCATTTGCTGCTATTAAGGATGCGGACATAACCTCAGGAATTTAATTAAATAACACTCAATCATAATTGAAATGAGCAAATTAGTAAAACTTATGATTGGATTGTCGGCCGGAATGTTAACGGCCGCAATCCTTTTGACATCCGCAAAGCCAAGCGAATTTGACGCTGGCACGGATATATACAGACAAGTAACTTTGGACACAATTACAGACACTGAAGCGGATACCATTACACTTTCTCCAAATTTGTTTTCTTTCTGGAAATACAACCACGTAATTGAAGGCGATCAGCTTTCAGGAACGATTGTACTTTATGTAAAGGTTCAAGAAAGAAACGCTCCAGGATCTGATATTTGGTATCAAATTAAATATGATTCAATAACATCTGATTTAGGCACTTTACAATTATACGGAGATGCTTATGGAGTTGGGCAAAGAGTAATTATAACCGGTTCCGGAACTCAAAGCTCTGAATATACTTTGCAGACAACTTTGAAAAAACCTTATTAATATGACAGGATTCGTAAAGGTTAAATTTACGAAATCTCCAACTGGTAGATTCGGTATGGCTTATAACGAAGGCCATACCGGATTTGTCAAACCGGAATTAGCTAAGAAATTAGTTGAAGAAGGATTTGCTGTAATTATAGACGAAGGCAAAAAGGAGATTGAGGTAAAAACAGAACCGAAAGCAGAGGCGGCAATAGAAACGGCTAAAAAACGAACAATAAGAAAATAATGGGCTACGTTAAAGTCATTACCGGTCCTTCAATCACTCCGATTACATTATCGGAGGCGAAAAGCTATTTAAAGATAGATGTTTCGACTGATGATGACTTAATTACAGACATTATATCGGCTTCAGTTGCTCATGTAGAGCAATACTTAGGCCAAAAGATTTGCACTCAAACAGTCGAGGAAGTGTTTGATAAAGTCCCAATGGTAAAAATTGAGGATAGGTGGCCGACGCTGTATTTAACAATGCACCCAGTCCAAAGCGTAACCTACATTCAATATAAGGACACGAACGAACAAATCCAGACTTGGGATAGCTCCAAATATGTTGTGGACACATACCGAAAAATGGGTAGAATTACACCGGCATACGGTGAAGTTTTTCCTGATTTGTTAGCGGAAATTAACTCAATTACAGTTCGATATGTAGTTGGATACGGTGCTACAACGGCATTAATTCCATCTAATATAAAGCAAGTTTTAAGGCTATTGATTTCGGATATGTACCATAATAGGACAGATTACGTAGCCGAAAGATACACGGCATCGCGTTCTTTAATGGATCGGATTAATTATAATTTGTTTTTGTAATATGAATAGAATATGGAACAAGAACGAGATTTTAGGCAAAATGAATCAAAGGATTGTAATTCAATCCGTAACCGAAACAAGAAGCGCATCTGGTGCTGTAACGGAAACATGGGCGACATTTGCCACTGTTTGGGCAGGAGTGGAGATGGTGGATTCAACAAGCGAAACGACCGAGAAACAAATGATAGACAGGCAAACGGTTAAGAATACAACAAGGTTTACAGTTAGGCATAGAACTGACATCAATGAAAAAATGAGGATTAGTTTTGAATCAAAAACCTTTGATATTTTAAGGATAATCACGGAACCGGAAAAGCAATTTATGTTTATTGAGGCGCAAAGTTATAAGTAAGAAATGGGAGTATTTAAAAGACTTGCTGGATTAGGAGTTAGACCGAGAAGAGACGCTGAAGGCACAGTCTATTTAGATCAAAAAGGGGTAAAACAATTTGAGGATGACATCACTAAACTGATAAAGAAATTAACTAACGTAACCGTTAGAAAAGAAGTTTTAAACGATGCTGGTAGGATTGTAAGGGATAAAGCAAGGGAATTAACACCAAAAGCAGAACCAAGAATACGGGATAAAAAATTAAGAAGAGAAAATAGTCCGGTAAGGTTAAAGCCTGATGTTTTATATACATATCAAGAAACAAAAGGTTTTAGAAGAGGTAAAGGCAAAGGTATTGTAAATGGCAAATATGGACTTGGAAACCTGAAACTATCTATAAATGTATTAAATGACGTTAAGAAAATTAAAGCTCCGGTTTCGATTATTGGTCCGTGGATTAATAGCCAAAAATCTATTGTAAAACCAACCGAAAAAAGGAGCAATGGATGGTATGCTCATATTATTTACGGAAATGCGGAAAACTTTGGAAAGAAAGTAACTTTTGCGGCTTTAAATATGACACAATCAGCGGTTTTTAATACTATAAGTGATGCAGTTTTAAAGACAATGAACAAAGAAGTGAAGACAAACCAAATAATCAGATAATGCCAACATCGAACGAACCAGGCAAGGCTATATATGGGATTCTTTCGGCTACGGCTGCGGTAACAGCTTTGGTTTCTACACGAATTTATCCTAATAACGTACCTCAGGATGTTGCGCTTCCATTTATAGCGTATTCCATTGTTAGTCAAGAACCATCTATAACAAAGGATGTGATTTCAGCATTGGATGTAATTAGAATTAGTTTAGATATTTATTCCACCAATTACGATACTTCCAACCAAATTGCAGCCGCTGTAAGAGTGGCCTTGGATGGGTATAAAGGCACTATTAATTCACAAGTAGTTCAAAGAATTACCTTTGATGGGCAAAGTGATGGAGAATATGAATCGGAGCTGGGGGTATATTGGCAGAATCAGGATTATAACATGAGATTAAAACGAGATCGAGCTTAAACTTTAAAAGATATAAAATGAATGTAGTTTTTTTAAAAGATTGGTACAACCCAGACACAGGCAAAACTGTAAAAAAGGGCGCAATCGTAGATATAATTGATTGGAAGTTAAAAGAATTACAATCGGATGGATATATCCAAATTCCTGAACCGGTTCAGATTAAAGACACTACCAAGAAAGAAGAAAAGGAATTTAAGTTTGAGGAAATTACAGAACCTAAAAAGAAAAAGACATATTTTTAACTTATAACTAAATAAAAACGAAATGGCAGTTAATGACATAATCAATGGAACGGACCTAAGGGTCTATAATGGAGCGACCGCAATCGGTGAGGCTACAAGTGCTACTTTATCCGTATCACGAGAGATGAGGAATATTCTTACAAAGGATTCCCCAAATTCTGGATGGGTTTCTAATAAACCCGGTCAAAAATCAGCTACTTTAACAGTTGAGGCTCTTTATTCAGAAACAACCTCAAATGTTCAACCTGATGCGCTTTTTGATGCCTTAAACAATGGAACTGTTTTGGCTTTAACTTTAAAAGAAGGAACGGCTGGATATAATTTCTATTCTTTTTCAGCTTATTGCACTTCATTTGAGATTAGCTCTCCAGTTGAGGATAATGTAAGTTATTCCGCATCATTTACAGTATCGGGAGCGGTTTATAGAGGTACAAATTAAAATTAATTTATAAATGGTAAAATTCACAAAAATTGCAGGTCAGGAAGTTCCGGTTTCATTTGGAAATGCGACACTTATTCGCTTTGAAGAAGAAACCGGAATTTCTATTTTAAATTTAGGCACAACGCCGCTAAATTACAAAAATACTTTAATGCTTATTTACGAAGGAATTAGAGATGGTTATAGAAAAGCACAAAGGAATTTAGATTTAGACTTTGATGCGGTTTGCGACTTATTAGATGAAGATCCGCACGCTATTAATCGCATAATTGACATTTTCACGGGTTCGCTTCCAAAAGAAACCAATTCGGAAAAAAAAATGAAAGTAGCTCCGGTAAAGAAATAACCTGGAACTACCTAAGAGAAATTGCGATTGGTCAGGCCGGAATGAGTTATAGTGATTTTTTAGATGCAGAATTAGTTGTCGTTATGGATGTGATTGCAGGCTACAAAGAAAGGATTGAAATGCAAATGCGGATGAGTTGGGAGCAAACTCGTTGGCTTGCTGCAATCGGATTGCAACCGCATCTAAGCAAAGGCAAATCATTAAAATTGCAAGACCTAATTAAATTTGATTGGGAAGCGGATTTAAAACCAACTAAAAAGGTTTTGACTGAGGAACAAATCGAATACAGGCGCAGAATGGATGAGTTTATGAGGAAACAACATGGACTGGCTTAAAATATAACCAATGGCAAATCGGGAGTTAAACGTAGTCTTAGGCCTTAAACTTGGCGAGTTTCAAGCTGGTTTATTGAAGGCCGAAAAGCAATTAAAGCGATTCGGCGAGAATATGGCCAGAACCGGGCGTGAATTAACTCAATCCCTAACTTTGCCAATTTTGGGAGTGGGTGCGGGAGCGATTAAAGCCTTTTCCGATATAGAACGTCTTGAAAAAGGTTTGACTGCGGTAATGGGTTCAAGTGAGGCGGCTGCAATCGAGTTGCAAAATTTAAGGGAGGTTGCAAAACTGCCAGGTTTAGGATTTGAAGAAGCTGTTCAAGGTTCAATTCGGTTGCAGTCGGTTGGGTT